CAGTATTGAAGGCCATCCAGATAATGTAGCTCCGGCTATTTTTGGCGGTATTACTGTCAGCATCATGGATAGCGGCTCTGCCAAATATTTGCGGTTCCTGCCTCCCAAGGATTTTTCAATGGTAGCTGTTATCCCTGAGTTCAACCTGTCTACCAAGGCTGCCCGCAGAGTATTGCCAGAGTCGGTACCCTTTGCGGATGCTGTGTTTAATGTCAGCCGGTCGGCACTGTTAGTCGGAGCATTGTGCACCGGTGAATTTAAACTCCTGCTGCACGCGCTGGAAGACCGGCTGCACCAGCCATATCGTGAGAAGCTTATTCCCGGTATGGCGCAAGTATTAACAGCTGCCCGTCAGGCCGGAGCACTGGGGGCGGCGTTAAGCGGTGCCGGGCCATGTCTGCTGGCCTTTACCGACGGTGACTCCGATGAAGTGGGGCAGGTAATGGTCAAAGCCTTCAATATTCATAAAATCAAAGCAAGATACCAACTGTTAAACATTGACCGGCAAGGTGCTATAATACTATAACATATATACAAACCTGTTCGCACATATCGCGATCAGGTTTTTTGTTTGGGCAACATCGACTGCCGTCTGCCGCCAGAGGCCCGGCGTAGCCGTATTTCTTTATACATATTTGCGGTATTTCATGCCAAAATATAAAGTAGACTTAGCTTCAGGTGGGATTTTAACCCCAGATGAAGGTTAGTCATCGGATAAAGAATGGCAGCGTTATTTTGTTGCAACGGGAGTCGTAAGGTACATCCCGGAAGAAGAATATCTGCAAAATACGGGCATTGCCTGAACTATAACGGAGGTGTCCTTCGTGCCTAGAGTAGTTGTTATTGGCGGCGGGTGGGCTGGCTGCAGTGCAGCTGTAGCGGCCAAAAAAGCAAGCGCAGGTGAAGTAATTTTACTTGAACGGGCAGACATGCTTCTGGGAACAGGCCTGGTCGGTGGAATTATGCGTAATAATGGCCGGTTTACGGCTGCGGAAGAATTGTCAGCTATGGGTGACGATATATTTAATACTATCGATAAAGTTGCCCGCCATAGCAATGTTGAATTTCCCGGTCATAAGCATGTTACGTTGTATGATGTGGCGCGTGTGGAACCCGCTATTAGACAATTATTAGCATACTATGATATAAAATATAACTTCCTGGCCAGAGTGCGTGACATTACAATGGACGGGCAAAGAATTAAGTCAGTTATCACCGACAAGGACGACGAAGTGTATGGTGATGTATTTGTCGAAGCTACCGGGACCGCCGGCCCCCAATCCCAGTGCAGCAAGTATGGCAACGGCTGCGCAATGTGTATTATTCGTTGTCCAACCTTTGGCCCCAGAATAAGTATTGCTGCCCGTGCCGGCATACAAGAAATGATTGGGCGTAAGGCTGACGGCAGCTTAGGTGCCATGAGCGGTTCCTGCAAACTCCACAAAGACTCACTGAGTGAAGCCATTGTTAAAGAACTTAACACTAAGGGGGTCGTTGTCGTCCCTATACCTGACCGGCTTAAAAAGCCGGACTCTCTATCGATAAAAGCCTGCCAGCAATATGCCTTAAAGGAATTTGCTGATAACGTCATTCTGCTTGATACCGGTCATGCCAAGCTCATGACGCCTTATTTTCCATTGGACAAGCTCCGCCAGATTCCGGGCTTTGAGAACGCCCGTTATGAAGATCCATATTCCGGCGGTGTGGGCAATTCGATGCGTTTTACCGCACTCTCGCCGCGGGACAACACCCTCAAAGTCCAGGGAATTGATAACCTGTTTTGCGGCGGCGAAAAGGCCGGTCTCTTGGTTGGCCATACAGAGGCCATTGTAACAGGTACTCTGGCAGGACATAATGCACTACGTCAGGCACTTGGCGAAAAACTACTGATATTACCCGAAACATTAGCCATTGGTGATGCTATTGCCCATGTCGGCGAACAAATGCAATCAGTAAACGGCTTAAAAGTAAAATACACATTTTCCGGTGCTCAATACTTTGAGCGCATGCAGGAGAAAGGCTTATATACCACCGATATCCAAGCCATTAAAGAACGGGTGGCAAAAGCCGGTCTAAGCGGAGTATTTGCCCGTCCGGTCAAGCGGGCAGCAATATGCCGGTAATATGCATTAAAAGCTAGCGATTACTGTTGTTCGGTCGGTGTGGAATCATCACGCTGGACTTACCAGATAACTAATAAAAGTTTCCATAATAAAACTTATAATTGATAAAACTGTTGACAATTCTCCGGAAATTAGGTACAATAAATTTTGTCAGTCAAACATCGTAGAAAATACAGCATGACTGGTAACAATGTCGGGGCGTAGCTCAGTTTGGTAGAGCGCTACCTTGGGGTGGTAGAGGCCGCACGTTCAAGTCGTGTCGCTCCGACCAGAAATAAAATATGATAACCCCAGTAAAATCAAGCTCCGCAAATTGCGGAGCTTTTTTATTATGTAACCTTTGGACACACCTTGGACACACTTCTAAAAGTTAATAGAATGGACACACAGAATAGAGCAGGATAGCTATTAAGCTTCCTGCTTTTTTGCTTTACTTATTCCAGATATAAGGATGTCCATTTTGTTGGCAGCAACGGCGTCAGATGCTTTCTGGCCATGTAAATAGATCGCTGCTGTGGTGTTGATTGTGCTATGTCCTAGCCGTTTTGATACGTCAGCTATACTCATACCTTGGGCGAGCAGTAAGGAAGCGCTAGAGTGCCGCAAACCGTGAAAAGTTACATTGTCGGGTAATCCTGATTCTTTACGAAACTTTGCCCACCAGCTGCTACAATAATCGGCTTTGAGAGGGGATCCTAGTTTATTGGTAAATATCCGAGTTTCTTCAGGCCATTTTTCGCCAAGTTGCATTTTTAGCTGCTTTTGTTCAATGTCCCATCTTTTCAAAGCGGTTACTGCAAACGCTGGAATGCTGATAGTCCGGATTGAAGAATCAGTCTTTGGTGGTTTTATTTTTGTACCCTGTCCTTTAATATATTGAGCGGCTTGTTCTATACGCATAGTACCTTTTTTTAGATCGATATGTCGCCATTCTAGGCCCATTAATTCACCTTCGCGGACTCCAGTTCCAAACGATAGTAACACCATAGCTTGGTGTATGGGGCTTTCTTTTTTGATGGCATCTAAGAATTTAGGTAAATCTTCCTGATCCAAAGCATTCGGAGCCTTTTTCCGTATACGAGGTGTGGCTGCTTTATCACAAGGATTGCTTCCGATGACTCCCCATTTAACCGCAATCCCAAGCATGGTCTTAATCTGAGTAAAATAGTCCTTTAGTGTTCTTGGTGATAATTCGCCTTTTTTACCGTCTTGCCGTTCTCCTTTGGCTAAATCGGCAATAAATTTATCAATGTGGGAAGCCTTTAGACTTGAAAGTCTTATTGTTCCAATCTCTGGAACTATGCGTTTATCTAAACGTTTTTTCCACTCTTGCAAAGTTTTAGGGGATAGGCGAGTAGCGGCGTAATCACGTAACCACTTTTCAGTAAAATCCGCAAAGGTCATCTTGGTATCGCTGGCGGCTTCTCCTCGTTCAACCTCAGAAATAAAGAGTGCCAACAGTTTATTTGCCGCTGAGTCCGATGAAGCGGTAACAGTTCGCGTAATATAAACCCGTTTGCCGTCCTTATCAAAGCCATTTGAAACCCGTAAACGATACCGGTTCATTGTTTTACCGTCAACGACTACTGTTCCTCGCTTATCAATTGATGCCATTTGATTTCACTCCTTTAAATTGTTTTTCTGTTTCTGATCGACATTAGAATCATCTAGTTTTTGTTTTACTTTTTTTCTGTGACGCTGTTGCTTAGCACGGTTTTGACATTCCGGAGAACAATAGGAAGCACTTTCGCAATAAGGAATGAAGAAGTTACTACAACGGGGATTTTGACAAAGTATTGGAATATGAGTAGCCGCAATATCCATAGCCAACATAAGGTAAAACGCAGATAATAAACTATCAAATTTCCATCTAATATCAAATGAATTATTCGCACGTTCAACAATAGGAGAAATTCCATCAAGGTTAGCATTAATTATTTGGTCTAATAATAACTGCATTGGCGAATACAAATCTTCTTGTACCCAATTTTGCAAATCGTCACTTGAATAGAAATCATTATCAATCCTAATCTCTATAGTCTGCTGTAAGTATGAAATGGATGCCCCGCAATATGGGCAGCGCTGTGAAGAACAAGACGAATAGCATTTGTCGCATGTAAAAAATTCTAAAGTTGGATCATTGCCATATTCTCTGACTTCCCCTAACACATCAAATATATCATCAAAAATATTTAAAATATCATCTGATGAAGTTTTTGGAGTAGCTAGTAATGCACTTATTTGCATCGCTAGCTTATATTTTTTTAACTCAAATCGCGTTATTTCTAAGTACTGTATTGCTTCTCCTTTAAAGCAACCACCACAGTAAGTATTAATCATAACTTCTATGTCAGAGTAAGTTGGTAACCCGAAATGTTTACACCACCGTAGCAATTGCGAGTCATCATTGGGATCCAATGATGCAAACAAAACATGAATTGGAAAAGGCTGCCGAGTTTTTATTAAAATTTCTTTGACAATATGATAATCCACAGAAGTAAAAAAATAGTCGAATGGCTGATATGTAGCTAACTTAGAATTTTGGCCAAAACATATAGAGTTTTCGTTAATTATCGTTTCAGTAATATTAACCCAAGACCCTTGCGGGACAAATCTTCTCTTGGACACAGAAGCACTCCCTTGTTTGTAAATAGTAACTATATAATTACTATAACACAGTTACTCACTATATGCTACTATATATCCAATGGTACATAACCATAAATTTATCAAAAGGGGGTTACTATGTCTAGGCAGATTGAAGAAAAACCTTTAGCTGTTACTGTTGAGAAAGCTGGCCAATTATTAGGTATATCAAGGAATTTGGCTTACCAGATGGCCAAGACCGGTGATTTACCAACCGTTAAAATAGGAAAGAAACGGTTAGTAGTTCCGATAGTTAAACTGGAAAAAATGCTGGAGGTGTAACATATGAAGGTGCTTTCCGAAAAAGAGCTTGCTGTCGAGTTGGGTCTTTCATTTTGGACTGTAAGAACATTGCGGCTGCAAAGTGGTTTGCCCCATTTTAAAACAGCCGGGAGAATATTTTATAGGCTCAGTTCGGTTTTGCAATGGATGACAGAACAAGAGCAAGCAAGTACTAAAAGCGAGCAAGGCGCTGAGGGAATTAGCTCTGTTAGGCGTATTCGATGAAAAGCCCGCTAAATTAGGGCGGGAGGTGACCAATTATAACTGATCTACAAAACATACCAGACTATCTGAAAGAACTAAGGCAATGGTGCTGTTTCTCCCTTGTATGGAGCGATAAAAAAGGGAAACACGATAAAATTCCCATTAACCCGATGACTGGTCGGAAGGCACAGAGCAATAACCCGGCTACCTGGTGTGACTATCAAACAGCCAAAAGCTATGCAGCGCGTGGTGATATTGATGGCTTAGGGTTTATGTTCGATAAGGCCAGCGGGATATTCGGGATCGATGTTGACAACTGTGTGGATGAAAGCGGCCAATTCACTCCAGTCGCCCAGGAAATCATCCATACAATGCAGTCCTATACCGAAATGTCGCCTAGTGGTAAAGGTGTACATATTCTTGCAAAAGGAACCTTACCCCCCAGCGGACGGCGAAAAGCCAATGTGGAGATGTACGACAGCGGCAGGTTTTTTACAGTGACGGGCCAGCATGTTCCAGGTACGCCTTTGACAATTGAGAATCGAACCAATGAGGTTGCGGTCATTCATTACAAATATATCGCTAGTCCCCAGGCACAGCCAGAGTCGGGGGGATCATATCCACAGAATGGGGGGGGGAGCTCCGATACTGAATTAATTACAAAAATAACGAAATCCAAGCAAGGTCCAGAATTTGCCCGATTATGGTCAGGCGACACTTCCCGGTACGGCGGCGATGTTTCGGCAGCTGACCTTGCCATTTGCAACATTCTTGCGTTTTGGACCGGGCGGGACGCCGGCAGGATGGACAACTTTTTTAGGCAGTCGGGGTTATATCGCACCAAATGGGACGAACAGCATTTCGCTGATGGACGAACCTACGGACAGGCAACAATTGCGAAGGCTATAGCTGATTGCCGCACAGTTTACGGCGAAGGCATGCTGGCTGAAAGGAAACCTAGAACGGAACATCAACAACTGCCGACTAAAGAGTATAGATTGTTTCCTTATACTGACCTGGGTAATGCCGAACGCCTTATTTATGCTCATGGCGACAATATTAAGTATTGTCCAGAATTAAAACTTTTTCTTATCTGGGATGGTCGGCGCTGGCTGAAAGATATCACTGGTGAAATTGACCGTATAGCATTCAAAGCAGTAAGGTTCATAAAAAAAGATGTTCAGCATACTGACAATCCAAAAATAATGGAAGCCTGTATATCATGGGCTAAATCATCAGAGTCAAGAGCTAAACTTCAAAACATGATAGAACTATCTAAAGTACAACAAGGAGTGCCAATTTCCATTAATGAACTTGATCAAGGAAAATATCTAGTAAATTGTCTGAATGGGACTATTGACCTAAAGAACGGCAAACTGTTGCCGCACAATAAGAACCACTATATCACGCATTGCTTGCCATTTGAATTCCGGCCTTTTCAGGAAGGACAAGCTGCCAGATGGGTGCAGTTCCTGTGTGAGATAACTAATAACGAACTATCGATTATGCGCTATTTGTGGAAATTAACAGGACTTTGTTTGTCAGGTGATGTTTCAGAGCATGTCCTCAATATCTTCTATGGCAGCAAAGGTAGAAATGGTAAAGGGTTGTTTTTGGAAATAATTCAGGAAATTCTTGGGGAACTGGCAACAGTATTACCGTTTGCCTCGTTTGAACCCAAAAACGCCAGTGCAATACCTTGTGATATTGCTTCTATGGTCGGTAAGCGTCTGGTAGTAGCACAAGAATCCAATGAAGGAAAGCGGTTGGATGAAGCCCTAATAAAATCTCTTACCGGTGGTGACAGGCTGACCGGGCGATTTATGCGGTGTGATTTATTTACTTTTAAGCCGACTCACAAAATTATCATGTCCACAAACAACAAGCCCGTTATTCGTGAAACATCAAACGCTATATGGTCTCGATTGCGGTTAGTTCCATTTGAAGTAAGCTTTGAGGGGCGCGAAGATCGGCAATTGATTGACAAGCTCAAAAATGAATTATCAGAAATATTCTCATGGATGGTAGCTGGATTTTCTGTTTGGCAGTCCGAGGGTCTTGAAGCACCCGAACGCATTAAAGAGCTTTGCAAAGAGTATCGGGCCAGCGAAGATACCATACAGATTTTTATTGACGAGTGTTGTTTCATTAACAGTCAAGTAAGCAGCCCAGCAAAAAATATATACGATGCTTTTGTAACGTGGGCCGAACGTAATGGAGAAAAAGCACTTCCAAGAAAATTGTTTTATTCTCGGTTGGAGTCACGGGGTTTTGATAAGTATCCGTCAATGGGTGTTGCAAGATTTAGGGGAATATCATTATTAGATATTCGGAATCGCACTGGATAGTAGGGTTAGTAGGTTTTAAGAGCATTTTATTATTATCTGTCTTAAGGGTAAGTCAAAATATAAATAAATAAGAAAATGCACTACTTCCCTACTAACCCTACTATTAGCCAAGAACAAAAAGGAGAACATAATGACCAATATAGAGGTGTTAACAGTAGCATATCGGAACGAATTAACAAACAGGATTTATCCAGTTTGCAAGCATGGCGCAAGGTGTAAGAGCATGAAAAATAATTCCGGCAGCCGGTCACCTCCAGGCAAATTCCCAAGCGCTTGGGAATTTCAATTGATAACGCCTGACAATTCACGGGTCCTGGGACGGACCCCAGCCACCTGCGGGTCTTGCGAGCCCCGGCTTTTGTCTCTGTGAAAACTGAAAAATCCACTTTAAACTTTTAAACTTATCATGTCCTTTGTCGGAGGACACATTGCCTGCAAATCTAGTAAATCCGCAGGTTTATAGTATGTCTATCAATCGGAAAATGAGTTAAAAAGTTTAAATTTAACGTTAAATAAAAGAGGCGATAAATTGCAGAAAGCTGAAAGATCACGACTTGTATTAAACGATGACGATACTATCATAATGTCTACAGCATTGTTAGCCAAAACGCTCGGTGTAACACCTCAAACAGTGGCCCAGTGGCATAAGGCCGGAATGCCAAAAGAAAAAACAGGCTGGTGGAACTTATCGACAGTCTTGGCCTGGCGTGGGACCACTAACGGAATAACTGATATATCGGATGAAGCTAGAAAATTGAAAGCGGATGCCGATTATCGGGAAGCAAAGGCCAGTAAAGAAGCTATGGATTTGGCTTTCCGGCGCGGCGAACTGATAAGCAAAGAGGAAGTTGACAGGCAGTGGAGCCAAGTTGGTAATCAGTTAAAAAGTAATATGCTTCTTTGGTCCCGAACCATGGCGCCAGAGCTTGCACATTTGGATATGCGGTCGGTGGAGAAAGTGTTGACTGATGCGGTTTATGATTTACTCGAGCAACTTTCAAGCACAAGTAGGTATCAGAAAAAGAAAGCCATCAGGGGAGATAGGAGGTCATCAATCTGTCCCGACTGATAAACTACCGAGAAAAGACCATTGATATACTTGTGAAATCCGGCTTAAGCTACGTAAAAATACATACTAAACTGATATCTTTGATAGAAAAAAGAGGCATTCAGGTACATGTGTTTACCAAAGAAGATTGTCCACATTTACTAGGGCTTTACCGCCCGGGGCTTATTCAATATCGAGAAGATATATGTTCAGCTGAGCAGATTTTTGCTCTTGGGCATGAAACTGGGCACCGTATGAGTAAGCTGGGCAGAGAAATGGAGCGGTTCGGGGCTTACGTTAGAGAGAAACATAATATAGTGAATAATCCCGAAGAAATCCGAGAGATAAAGCCGTTCACCCAAAAGCAAGTTGTGCAATATTATACTGATCCAGTAAAAATGGTGACCAATCCTGAAGAGCAACAAGCCGATAAATTTGCCTACCGTCTAGTAAAATATTTAATTCATAATATGGAGGGAAAATGTTAGATATGTTTTTCAATAAGGATCCACGCCGGGAACTTGAAAAGTTACATGATCAGGAACAAGCTTTTATTAAAAAAATTGAAGCAATAAATGATGAATTAAGCTCATTGGAAAGTCCTGATGCTGATTTTGATGAAACCGCTAATTATGGTGAATTGGCTGCGAAAGTAACTTCACTCAGAAATGAGATTCAAGGATACAAAACTGCCTTAGTTCATATAGGGCGTAGTCGTGCTAAGAACTGTTCTGTGCTTGACGAGCAGGCTATAAAAGAGTCTGAAGTCAAATTAAGAAAGATGAAAGAAGAACAGCATCGTGTTTCAAAAGAAATCGATTCACTACAGCCAAAATTACATGAACTAAAAACCACGTATACTGATTTAGCTACTAAAATGACCGCATGGACTCCACCGCTCGAATTTTGGGGCCGTGATTGGACGATTGAGCGTTTGAGGGAGGTAATGGATTCGCCGCTATGTCCTTTCGTTGACCGAGATCGGATCAAACAAATTGTTCGAGATTATGACGAATTTACGAGTAAGTCTGATTACTTTATATCACCGAAAGTAACTGTTGATGAACGTGGGGTTATAACTAATGTCTTTGAAGATCCCGCTGAGGGATTAAAGAACCCGCATTTCTTTAAACCTCATGAGCCATTTATGCCTAATGCTAAGTGAGGTGCGGGTAAAAATTAAGTGATATTTATTATCCATTGCGGAGCATTCTGAGGTACCCACTGGCAGGGGTCGCGAAGCCCGCGCCAAGTGTCTATCAAAAAATAAAAAAATCGGCTGAAAGGTAAAGTTAAAACTAACGGAAAGGAGACCTGTCATAAGTCAATCAAAATACAATCAGGCCAGAGAAGCCGCTGAAGCAGTTTTATATACGGCTCTACGGTCCGCAATACCCCGAACTGCGAAACAGGATAAGGCGGCTTCTGGTATAGTGGCCGCCGTTACAGAAATATTCTAGGCAATAGAAAGGGCAGTCATGCTGCTGCAAAGTAAATCATTTTCTCAGAAACAGGCCCGCGAAACCACCAGAGCGATACTTGGCAAGCTGGTGCCTAAAATAATAGCAAGCGAAATTAATAAAATTTAGGAGGAATTATCACCATGGAAAAAATAACCTTAAACAAACCTTATCAATTTGAGGGACAAACTTATGAGGAAATCGAATTCGATTTTGACAATCTTACCGGGCTGAATCTACTCTCTGCAGAACGCGAGATCAGAGCTATGGGCAATACGACGGCTTCAATATATTTTTCAATGCAATATCAAGCAGCTGTTGCTGCTCAGGCTGCCAAGAAGCCTATTGACTTTATGCTGGGTTTATCGGCCAAAGATTTTATACATGCGGTGGTATTAGCGCAAAATTTTCTGTTCGCGCGGGTTTAGGTGATGATCCGGGGCAGACTCTTCGCCGGGTCTGCCTCAGCCTTTGCCTGCAAACACATACACCGGTTCCGTTTTGGCTGAACATGACACCACGGGAGTTGGTTGAGTGGATAAACATAATTCAAAGGAAGGGATAAAATGGCCGGTAAAATATTTGAAATTGCCTTTAATATAGCTGGTAAGATGAATGCATCATTTAATAATACCTTTCGAACTACAAGTGAACGTATGGCAGCCTTAAATACAAATACTTCACGGCTTCAAGTTCAAATGAAGGAACTAGACCGCCAGCAACGAAAAGGCCTGCTCACAACCCAACAACATGCGGACGCTTATAGCAAACTTGCCAAACAGCTTGAGCATGCGGAACGAGCTCAGCGTAATATGGCATCAGCTATGCGATTCCAAAAAAATGCTGACCGGCTTGCTACCGGTGGTCGCAATCTGGCACTAGGATCAGCTGCTATGGGGGCAGCGGCATTTGCTGGGCCGGCAGCTGTAGGTATAAACTTCGAAACATCCATGGCTCAGGTTGCTAAACAAGTTGATGGTGCCCGGGATGAGGCCGGAAAATTCACAAGCATAGGACAGCAAGCCAAGACCGATATCATGATACTATCTAAAGAATTGATGAAGCACCCTGTAGAGATTGCTAATGCTTATGCACTTGCGGCAAGATCTGGTGTTAAAGGCGCTGAAAACTTGAAAGAGATGACCAGTTTTGGTGTGATGTTGGGAACTGCATTTGAAATGCCGTCAGAGCAAGTTACTACTGATATGGCTAAAATAGGCAATGCGCTTGGATATAACCTTGAGACTAGAGAGGGAATTGCCCAGGTTCAAGCGCTGGCCGACAAGCTAAATTATTTGGATGATCAAACGCTTGCTACGGGGGAAGAATTAATTGGATTCATGAAGGATACGGCGGGTGTAGCACAAGGTATAATCCCAACGATAACCGAGGGCATGTTAGGCGGTTTAGGTGCTGCGTTATTATCGGCCGGCGAAAAAAGTTCGGTGGCGGCCACCGCTATAAATGCCATGTTTACGAAGTTCGCTGCTGCAGAGAATCAGAGCAAGGGGTTTCAGGAATCCCTGGGAACACTTGGCCTAACATCAAGGCAAGTAGCTGAAGGAATGGCAACTGATGCCGACAGTACATTCAAAGACATATTTGAGCGGACTCGCAGCCTGGATACAGTAACACGAAACCGTGTACTCGCAGAATTAATTGGGCAAGAACACATTGACACTGTTTCTAAAATCACAGGCAACTATGATAATTTTATTGATGCAATCAAACTAGCCAATTCAGAAGCTGCCAAAGGGTCTGTTCGGAAAGAATTTAAAGTAATGTCCAAAACTACTGCAAGACAGCTAGAAGGGCTGAGTGCATCAACTGCTAGAAATGGTATAGCCATACAGGATAACATGAATCCGGCATTGCAATCGGTAATTGATAATCTCAATGGTGTTAGTGAAGGTATTGAAGCTTTCTCCAAGAATTATCCAAAGCTCACAAGTAGCCTTGTACTTGGTACAGGTGGCATATTAGGAGCAGGTGTAGCTATCGGCAGTATTGGCTGGGCTTTAGGGACAATAATGAAGCCTTTAGGAAAAGCTAAGGAACTGTTTGGTAGAGGAACCAAAGGTGTAAAACTTATTCCAGAGGTTGCCTCAGAAAGCGGTGGCATTATGTCTAAACTACTGCCGGCCGCAAAAAACATTGGTGGAAAACTATTGCTTCCTGTTGGCCTTACTATGGAAGCTATAAATATTGCTGAATCCAAAGATAAAGGCAAAGCCCTGGGGGAAGCGGTCGGCGGTTGGGCTGGAGCCTGGGCCGGTGCTAAATTTGGCGCTACGGCTGGCGCGGCTTTAGGCAGTGTCGTCCCAGGATTGGGGACAGCTGTTGGTACTGCGCTAGGGAGCGCACTAGGAGCCGTGGCCGGCTATCTTGCTGGATCAGAAATATATAACGCCATATTGGAATGGTATCAAAAAGCCACAGGCAATATGAGTGCTGCTGTCAGGAATTTTGGGATACAGGGTAACGAAGATTTAAATATCTCTAATCTTCCAATGGTACCGGGTCACGCCACCGGCGGGATTTTTAAGAGGGAGCATTTAGCCTGGTTTGCTGAAGGGAATAAACCGGAAGCGGTTATTCCGCTTGATGGATCCAGTAATGCCCTTTCACTGTGGGCGCAGGCTGGGCAGATGATGGGAGTAGGGCAAGGCCCAAATGGTAGCGGGATAAGTAATGTGTTAAGCTCGTTTGCGCAACAATCCCGGCCTGGTAATGCTAGGGTTGCCCCACAATTTAACACAACTATTAATATTTACGGTAACGCTGAACCTGGTCGCGTTGAGCAGGAAATGAATAACGCTAATCGATCTTTTGCAGAGCAACTACAGGAACTTTTGCATCAAGAGCACCGAGTAAGTTTTGGATGACAAGTATCATCTGGAATATTAAGGGGATAAGAATAGGCCTCCTCAGTTTTGAGGAGGCCTTCAAAAATGAATATTGAAATAATGATTTAAAGCGAGCTGGGTCTGGTGGTCGAAGGTTCGACGGTCAGAATAGCACACCTCAACCGGAGATGAGTGGCTGGTTGATTTTTTCTGATTTTTGACTCCTTAAAATTCAGGAGTGCCTGCGGAATTTCCACAGTTGTGTGGATTGCACACCTGAACTGTCCAATTTGGACACCTGGGGAAATTCCCCGCTTGAACTGGCGGTATTGCCTCTGTGGATATTCTCCACCACCGGAGAAAATGACTCCCGACAATTCGGGAACGAAAATTGGCTGTCGAAAAATCGACAATGAAAATAAGAGCGCCCTTTATTTGCCCTGGTGGTTATTATATGTTAAATAAGTTAGCGGTTAGTATGATTTGAGAGCCATTCAAGAAAATCACTTTTATAAATTCTCTTTGACTTGCCGAAAGACATACTCTTAATACCACCCGCATTAATGGATAGTTGAAAAAGTTCATAAGCACGACGTTTTGATATACCAAGAAATTCACTGACATGACGAGCAGTTAAAACATCAGGCAATTCTTCCAAGGTTATAGTATTAGTTGCGGTAGCTTCATTATTTAATTGCTTGATAGTTACAGGCTGACTTTCAAGAATTTTTACTATGTGTTCCAACAAGGCTATTATTTTTTCGGAAGAAGTAGCATCAGAGAGCCGGACACCACAACGCAAACAGTAGTTTGCTTGAACAGGAAGCTCTTGATTGCATTTAAAGCAAGTAATATTATTCATTGGATTCCGGTATGTACTCTAACAAGTCTCCCGGCTGACATTTGAGGGCGACACAGAGCTTGTCAATTTGATCAATCTCAATCCTTTTAATTGTTCCATGCCAAAGAGCAGATATAGTATTAGGTCTAATACCCGTCATTTCTGCGAGTGCTTTTTGAGTAAGTTTGTTTTTCCCCATCAATTCGGCCACTTTGATTATAATCATTTTACATATCCCACCTTAAATAACTTTTATAGATAATATATTACCATTAACGATATTTAAATTGCAATTAAGGTTAAATTATATCTTCTATAGTTATTGACTTAAAACTATAGAAGATATAAAATATCGTTAAGAGTTATTTATTGAGAATTGGTAATTTGGGAGGTGGACAAGTCCATGACCGGCTAAACCGGTATATCCAGGACGCTAACCAGTGGCTAACCACAGTCCAGACTATCCTGCAGTACCCCGAAACACCGGCCCAGGCAGCAGCCGCCAGCATGACCAGGGCCGCGCTGGAACTGGTACACGGAATTAAGCAACAAATGTCTATTGATGACAATAATCATAATGAGGAGGATTATATATGCAAATGAACACTCGAAGCATAATTACCGGTAATACCGTGAAGCCCGGCCAATTTGAACACAGTTGGCAACACTTTGCCATAGAACGTCAGGAGACACTCGAAGAAAGGTTAAATACTACTCCTTTGTCACCTAACTATATAGAAGAAGATAACAAGTTACACGACATCCTAGAAAGCATAAAAGCTGTCATGGGTGAGGAAAAGTTTGACGAGGTATACCGGGCCATCCTTAATAAAGAAACAACCGTTTCATACCTACACTATAATAAGGGCTTTTTTGATGGCATAAAATTCGCGTTAATGGCGGGGCAATTATGATGGATACCATTACTGTAGTTCTCCACAAGGGAGACGGAACAATAACTATAACGGTCAGCAAGAAAGTGTATGATTTGTTGTTTAAGGCTGAGTATGTCAGCCAGGCGGGAAAGGTGGTAATTGCATGACCTTAGGCGAAATACTCTCAGGCAATGAAAAGCTGTCACTCCTGGAATATGTTTTGAAATATTCCAAGACAATGACTGTGCAGGCTATGGTGGATTTATGCAATCTACATGGCATTTCACCAGCGCAGTTATTCATGGCGGAATACACTGACCGAGACTGATGCGGCGGGGCGGGATGATCCCGCCCTTCCTACATAATTCGCTAGGTGGTTTAATTAACATCGGGGCAGGGAGATTCCCGCCTTGTTTGTTTCTGTGCTAAATATTAAAAATATGGTTAATATAATCTTAACTTTAATTATATAAGGAGAACCGATATATGACTTATGAAGAGGCCAAAGAAAAAGCTAGAAACTTATCAGTAAGTAGACGGAAAGAAATGAATCTCATGAAAGAATCGCATGAGCCGTTTTATTGCGCTATGGAACAGGGCGACAAATATAAAATCTGCAATAACGAAGAAGCTAGAGTTCTTGCGCAAGACGGTTGGAAATTACGTTATTCATGTCAAGCCGATTTTAATTGTGATATAATCGAGGTAGCTGATGAGTGCTTAGAAACATGTATTAATATCGGCTGGGAGAAAAAACTAGATGATGAAAAGCATAAATGTATTTGTACTGGTTTCCACGATTCTAAAAATAAGAAATGGTATCATCCTGACATGCCACCTCAGGAACTTATTGAACGTATAAAGAAAGCATTTGAGGAGGTAATATTAAAACCTCAAGGTTATTCTTGGGCAAAGGAACCTAAATAAAAGCGTGGAGCACAGTCTGGCGGGTGATTCCCGCCATAGCCGCCTGCCGGGTGACCCTGGCGGGCGGCTTTTTGTTTTAATACCTATCGAAGATAACAGGCATTTGCTCAAAGTGTTAATCGCTTCGTTATTGATTTTTAATGTTGCGTCTTATATTATTAAATCAAAAAGCAATATGGAGGGATTATGAATCTCGATAATCAAACGGCTATTAATATGACTGTTTTATCAAGTGTAGTACAAGCAGTTATGGCGGTTT